CTGCTTCTGCTACTGGTGCCGCTACTGGTGCCGCTACTGGTGCCGCTACTGGTGCAGTTCTTGCTCCGGTAGTAGGTGCGTCAACTCCATATGGACGATAGTATGCACCAAAACGTTCTGGATCATACAACTGCCCGTCAACACTAGCTTCAAACATTTCGAAAATAGCATTTAAGTGTTCTGCATCTGGTTTCTTAGGAAGATAGTCATTTAGATTATACAAGCCGTGTGTTGCAATTGCATCACGTTCTGCTTGATCTAAACTACGTTCTCTACGAGCCCAATTAGATGTACTATAATCAGCATACTGACCTTTGGTAGATTTTTTAATTGTAAAATCTGTACCAGCTTCATAATCAGTTGGGATTTCCTGGAATTCAGGATCCATTAGTGCTGAACTAATAATTTTATAAATTTGAGGTGAAATTACAAAACGTCTGATAGGATTCTCAGGTACTGAGTCTTCCTGCATTTCGCTTTGTGGTACAAACCCTTGGAAAATGTATGAACGTTTTTTCCAATACTTACGACCCATGTCTTCCATAGTTGGATCTTTAAACCAAGGACGAATTTCTGCGTGTACAGGACATTGATCGCCCCACATTTCTACGCATGGTACTTGGATTGTAACTGGTTTGTTTTCGTCTTGTCCTTTGACACCTGGAAAACTTAAACGAATCATTTGACGTTCTTTCCAAAAGAAAGTGTTGTCTTCGTCTGCGTCCGGTAGGAAACGTAGTGTTGCACTAGTTCCTTCTGGAATGTTCCAATGTGTAAAGATGGCGTTATCGCCTGTGTTGCTACTAGAGCCTGAACTCTTTTTATCTTGTGCCTGTAGTTTTGCACGGATGTCTGCTAAAGATGCCATTATTAGTTTCTCCTATATTAGCCTTTATTTGTAGCGGAACTAAATGTTCCACTTTGTTGTTCGTAACATTATTGTTACTTTTGCCTTTGTGTAGCATTATGCTACTTTGCCTTTAGTTGCCCTTACAGTATATAACAAATTACGCCTACTGTCAAGCGTTTTTTAAGAAAAATTACTTAAATAATTATTTAAGCGATTTCTCTGCGTAAACCAGTCATTATTGATTCAACAATACTTTCCTGTTCTACTGTCTTAGCCGAACCTACTTTAGAAGTTCGATCAAGAAATACTACGATCTTAGCTAGCATAGTTATATGTTGTTGTGATAAATCATATAACTCTGAACCAAGATGACTTAAGATATTAAATGCTTCGTCATTTTTACTTGACATTGCAAGATATGTTAACATGGAACTTAGTTTTGCCATTTGTCCCTGTCCACCTGAGTATTTAATTGGATCTTCATTATCAGGATGTTCTGGGTCGTTTGCATCTATTGTAAGTTTAAAATCTTCTTTATTTTTAATCATGTCGTATAAACGCATAATATATTGTTTAGTTAGATCTGTCATGCTATCCCTCTCTTTAATGATACGAGCTACTGTTTCTAGTACTGCGTCCATATTTGCAGTCTTAGTAAATGTATTATACATGAACTTATCAGTTAAGTCAACCGTTTCATCAACTTCTTTTTCAGTTTCTTCAACAATTGCTGTAGATTCAACTTGATAGTCGTTATAACCTTTAACTGTTTGTAGACCTTTAATTGTATTCTTTAATTCATTTAATTTTGTTTTAACAGTTTCAACTATGTTTAAGTTGCTTTCGTTAACTAATTTATTTGTACGAACATGCTTAACAAATTGATTACATTGTGCTACTTCAGTACATAAAGTAATAATTGATTCGCCTATTGCATCATATGGAGTTCCGCCCATGCTTACATGCTTAGCCATTGCTTTAGCACCTTGTAAGTATTTGTGTGGGAAGCTAAATCTTTCGCCTGCTGAATTCTCAATGAATAATGCTTTAATGTTACGTGATCTACTTCCACGTACTTCTTCATTAACGCCCTTTGAGTGTCTAATAATAAGTCTAGTTGACTCAGGTAATTGTATATAGCTTGTTTTAAAACTTCCAGTTGCTTTAGCATAGCTTTCAGTTACTTCTTCTGTTGCAGGTGCATAATTATAATTATTAATAGTTGTATCGCCTTTATCATTTTTTTCATCTTCTTTAGCTTCGTCGCCATCCATATAGTCTTTAAGTTTTGATCCACCATATAAAATTGCACTGACTGCTGCTATTGGAATTCCGTATTTAACTATGACTTGAGAAAATATACCCAATGCATCGTCGTCCATATCTACGCCCCATTCTTTGATTGCATCTATGACATCAGTTACTTTGTCCCATGCATACATGCCGCCGGCTCCAAGAATCAATCCACCCGGAGTTGCTGTTCTAACTAAAGATGTAGTTGTAGTAACTGCTACTGGTTTTATTACCTTGGTTGCAGCTTTGCCACTTTTAAGAAGTATCTTTAATGCTGGTACTCCAATTCTGACTGCTGCTGCTAATACTGGTAGTACCCACACCCATTCTGTTAATTCTATTTGGTCGCTTTCGTAATACTCTTCTTCTTTTTCACCGGCTGCCATGTCTTTACAATCTGAACATCTACCATGTCCATCACTGTAGTCCATCATAGGAGCACCACAGCAATTACTTAACATGCCTTCTGAATCAGCATATTCATCTCCTGGAGAATATGATTCAGCTGGGTTTTCTGTATGGATTCCAGACAGTTCTCTTAACCTGTTTATTTCAGTGTTATCTTCTTTCACCGTTTCGTGTGCGAAATCTTTTGGTTCTATTGTCTTGTCGAATTTTCTAATTGTATATTCTGCCATAGCGTTATGTCCTGCTCGTTTAATACTATCTAGTAAATCTTTATTTTTGTCAAAGTTGAAGCTCGCTCCTGCTTGTACAACTAGTTCAACCTTGTCATCCTCATCTCTTATAGTAATAAGAAAATCCTGGTCGTATGCGTAGAATCTTGCAGACAACTCTGGATCTAGTGTTTTATTACCTATCGGATCAAACAATTTTAGTTTAATGTTTGCCCCTTTTAGGATGTTAAAAATTTCTTGCGATAATTGCATTGTAGTATTCCTTTGTTAATGTATTTATCAATCTTTGCATTATAATATGCTAAATGGCATAGGTTCCATACCATCGCCATCTTCAAAGTCATCATTGAGATATTCAAACGCACTTTCTTCGTACTTAGATACTTCCATACTCATGCGTACAATTAAATTAACTGCCATTACAAGGTCATCATGCTCGCCGTCTTTTGCGGAATAACTGTTGCCTCTAGCTATGAATGTTTTTAATTCTCTTAATAACGGTTTACTTGCTACTTCTATTTTTTCTGTCTCTACCCAATGTTTTAACTTAGCACAAGCGGCTATTTTACTTTTGTGTGTAGTTGTAAAGCCTCGTCTATAACGTTTAGAGTTTCCATGTTGTCGTGTTTCGCTTAAGAATGTTCCTGGAAAGTTTTCTTCTCCGTGTTCTTCTACTACTACTAATGCTGCTTCGCCTAATGTATTGTTTTCCATACTGTAATATATTTCACAGTCATCTTCGGTTTCAGTTTGAATATGTTGTGCAATCTCTCGCAAAATTTTCACTTGCCCTTGTACAGTTGTTCTGTTGTGCATCCATTCTGCTACTTGTTTCATTCCTGGCATACTGTATACTTGTATAGCACTATTATCACCACCGGTACCTAAACTAGGATCAAGTCCTATCATGTAAAGTTTACCTTTAGCAATTGGTGAATACCAACGTACTTGTCCTGATTGTGCATATGGATCACGTGCGGTCATGTTACTAAGTTTAATACTATCAATTAGTGTTTCGTCAAACGCAATAAATTCACACTTATGTTCTCGTCTAAATCTTTCTTCGCCAATTTTTCCTTGTTCTATACTAGCCCATTCTTCATCTCTATCTGGGTGTACTTCCCATGTTGCAAGGTAATGTGCAAAGCCATTTATACCTTGTGGTGTTTCAATTCCAAATTCGTCTTCATTTTTATTTGCATCTCGCCAAATTTGTGCAAACTGGTCATCATCCATATTTGGCGTACTTGTAATAATGCATTTACCACCTGTTGCTAATGTAGGAGATAGTGAAGTCCAAAATTCCTTTGCAACACTAGGTCTAACAAATGCAAACTCGTCTAAGTATGCTAATGATATGGACAAACCA